CCAAAAAGTGTTCATTTTAGAAAGAAACCTCAGCCAAGAACAAAATTGAGTAACGCCGTTAATGTCATTAGAACCTCTAGGGGCTGTGGGATTGGCATAAAAATCAGTGGTCAGCGAACTAGTATTCAAAAAACGTAACAAATTGAGGATGTTTGAGCACATCAATCACTTTGTGACGCTCCCCTGCAGTACTTTGCCAATCAGTAAATATGGGGCACGTGCTAGGCGCCCCATACACGGAAGTGTCTCCAGCAAAAGAAAATTGAACAGTCGTGGGTTTGTCATAACCACCCTCGTGTGTGTTCCCACCCACAAAGGAAGCAACGCCCTCAACAGCTTCTGTCAATATTTCAGAACCAGCGGCGGCCACCGAACTAGCGGCCGTGACCAAAGCAGTAGCGGCGAGCCCTTCCAGCCCGGACTGCCTTTCAAAAACAGCACCAAAAGCCCCATCGGCAGGGCCTAACCATCTCAATCCGTTAAACTTGACAAAGACACGTAGCTCAGCAGGCTTAACGACCGAACTAATGTAAGACAACCCAATGGGAAGACAATAGACGCAAGGAACCCCGGGTAACAAATTTTCGTCAGGGCCATTATTCTCATGGAGATAAACCTGCACGGTAGACCAATAAGGAAAATTGCTCTGCCAAGGCATGGTGAACTCAACGTCTTTGGCCTCACCCATAGTTAACAAATGAGATTCGGGACTAGACATAAGCCATTGTCTTGTCATCAAATTCTCACCGAAAACCAGCTGGCTATCAGCGAATGATAATTGATCGCCCAACCAATTAACAAACGGAAAACCGCCCACAACGACAGCTCCAACCAAACCTTTGGGATTAGATAAAGAAAACCGAAACGTAACGGAATCATAAGTGACTCCAGCATAAAGCTGGAGCAACTTACTCAACACAGGATTTAGCTTCATCATGTCCCAAAGACTCAACAAGTCAGGCTTGCCATTGCCACTTGGGGAAATGCTGAAATATTCCCCCCCCGATTCAAGCATATTAAACAAGCGGTTGGATATATCCAAATGATCGGCAACGACTTTATCGTCACCAATGCGCACTCCCTCCATAACAGTACGATCCTTGTCTATCATAACTCCAGCCCAATCCGACAAGGATGATCGAGTAACTGGTTGAACAACATGAGCATTCTCGTAATCCATAATGATTATAACATTAATTTTGATAGCTTGCAAAGCTACTGAAAATGCTATTCATAGCTTAGGCCTCTGGCCAACGAGTCGTTTTAGGGACCGACCACCCACAACACTTAACACAACAACAATTTGTGTTGAACCCTGTCAACGTTAAACACATAAGGTAATCTCACAGGCAACCGATGTTGCTCAATAAATTGGACAACCTCGATGGCGAGCGCATCACCTGTGGCAACGTCGTACTCATACAACTCCAAGGCAAAACTCTCCAAATTAATTTGGAGTTGTTTCATGACAAACATAGGATCCACACGAGACTTCTTAGGAACTTTAACGAAATGAAGCCTCCCATAGAGAGAATCCGCCTTGAGGGGACAAAACACCAAACCTCGCTCAAACCGAAAACCTCGAGACAAAAACTCTAAATCACTCAATTTACCCATACATTCCTCATTGGTAACTTGACCTTTAGTAGTACCAGTTAATTCGATCCCATATAACCTCTTAAATACCATAGCCAAATTCTCGGCCGTGTACCACGAATAAGGGCAAGCAGTAATGTTGTCGTCAGCATAATACTTACCAACAAAAC